TCCAAACTTGCACCTTCTTAAGAAGGCAGGCGAGGTCGATTTGGAGAACGGGTTCTGCCTTAATGTTCTGTCAGTCTTTGATGAGGACAACTGGGTAAACCCCTCTGACGATGAGAAGGTTAACATTGCTCTGTATCATGGCTCAATTGCAGGCGTCGAAACCGATGCTGGCTGGGTGATGGATCACGGTGACCATACGCCAGAAATCTTTAAGAACCACGACTTTGCGTTTCTTGGAGACATCCACAAGACCAATCAGATTATCGATATGGAAGGGCGTGTTCGCTACTGTGGCTCAACTGTGCAGCAGAATCATGGCGAGTCCAATGACAAAGGGTTCTTGATCTGGGATATTCAGGATAAGGATAAGTTTACTTGCAAGCACCACAAGCTTCTGAATCCTAAGCCATTTGTAACTGTTGAATTGACAAAGGCAGGCAAGATTCCCAAAAATGTGCTGGTTCCTGTTGGAGCACGTTTGCGAATTGTGTCAAACAACAATTTGCCGCTGGTGAAAATGCGTAGAGCACTAGAGGCAGCAAAGCACCGATTTAGACCAGAGGCAATTACGTTCTTGAACCGCGCAGCAGGTCAGCGAGGCGATGTTAGTAGCTTGACTGCCGAAATTAAACAGGAAAACTTGCGTGATATTACGGTCCAAGAAAAGCTAATAGCAGAGTACCTAAAGGACTTTGAAGCGTCTGAGGAGGTCATACAGAAGGTGTATGACCTTAATCTGAAATACAATAAGGTTGCCGAGGAGAAAGAAGAGGTTACACGCAACATTAATTGGAATCTGAGGAAGGCTAACTGGGATAACCTTTTCAATTACGGAGAGGGTAATTCTATTGACTTTGCGAAGCTCAACGGTATCGTAGGCATCTTCGGGAAGAATTATTCCGGCAAGTCATCGGTGATCGACAGTATCCTGTATACTATTTTTAATTCGACTTCCAAAAACGAACGTAAGAACCTCAACATTATCAACCAGAACAAGGAAGATGGCACAGGCACTGTAGAGATTACGGTCGGGGATAAGACGTATACAATCACAAGATCGTCTGAGAAGTACGTCAAGAAGTACCAAGGCAACGAGAGCATTGAGGCAAAAACGAATATTGACTTCTCGTGTTTTGACGAAATTACTCAAGAGACTACAAGTTTGAATGGCTTGACAAGGAACGAGACCGACAAGAACATTCGTAAGGTGTTTGGCTCGTTGGATGACTTCTTGATTTCCTCGATGTCTTCTCAGCTTGACGCGCTGTCCTTTTTGAGAGAGGGTTCGACAAAGCGCAAAGAGATCTTCGCTAAATTCTTGGACCTTGAGATATTTGAGAAAAAGTTTAGGTTTGCCAAGAATGACGCATCGGATTTGCGAGGGGCAATCAAGAGGCTTGAAGATCGAGACTTTAACGAAGAGATTGCTGAAGCACAACTGGCTTTCGATGAAAGCGAGGAGCAGCTACAAGAGCAGCAGGCTTTGTGTGAAACCCTCAAGGGCAAGATTGGCGAAGCCCTTGAAGAGATGGGCGAGATAACGAAAAAGATTGAATCAATGCCCGTAGAGGTTGTTGATATAGCCAATGTGATTGATCAGATAGACAAGAAGACGAAAGACCATGTGGCGGTTACTTCATCATTGTTTGAGCACGAAAGCGAGCTACACAAGAAGATAGCCATCCACAGCAAGATCGACAAGTTTCTCAGCGAATTCGACATTGATGATGTCTTGGAAAGAAAAGACAGAATCTCGACGCTTAGAGATGAGATGAAGGTTCTTGAACGGGACTTGAAGCAGATCGAGAAGAAGGTTGCCACCCTTGACGATCCCGGTTTCCTCAAGGGCTGTAAATGTCTTAACGAAGCGGAGGAAGCTTTGCGCGACAAGCCGTATAAGCTGGATAGCCTCAAAGATACCGAGCAAGAGGTCCAAGACCTCAATCCAGAAGAGGTTGACGAGCACATTGAAAAGTACAGCAAATTGAATGAAAGAAGGTCAACTTTATCGGAACGAATCCTAAAATTGAATCTATTTATCGAGAAAGACAAAAACAATATTGAAAATCTCAAAAGAGAGCTACAAGACCTTCATGCTCAAAAGGAAGAGTATCAAGAGAACAAAGAGGCTATAGACAACTTAGAAAGCTTTCTTGCCGAGAAGAAAAAGAAAGAAATTGATCTCAACCTTAGCCAAGATCGTTTCGATAAATGCCAAGAGACCATCATGAATCTTTACAAGGTTCATGGGTCTTACGAGGAAAAACTAGACACCCTTACGAGTTTGCAAGAGGAACTCGACGAACTAAGACAGGAGTATTCAGCTTATGATTTATTTATGCGGTGTATGCATAGTAATGGAATTGCTTATGATGTTATCAAAAAGAGGCTTCCGGCAATCAATGATGAAGTCGCGAAGGTACTTGCCAATATAGTTGACTTCGAAGTCTTTTTCGAAGACGACGGCAAGAAGCTAAACATTTTCATCAAGCATCCAAGCTATGACCCTCGTCCTTTGGAAATGGGCTCTGGTGCCGAGAAGACGATAGCGGCAATGGCAATACGTCTTGCCCTGCTTTCGGTCTCAAGCTTGCCGAAGGGCGACATCTTTATTTTGGATGAACCCGGCACAGCTTTGGACGCCGATAACATGGAAGGTTTCGTTCGGATCTTGGACGTTGTAAAATCATATTTCAAGACCGTTCTACTTATTACGCACCTTGATTCGCTCAAGGATTGCGTAGATACACAGATCACCATCGACAAGGTGGATGGATATGCTTTTATAAGGCAGTGAACTAATTATATTTGGAGAGTTAAATGACACAACAAAAAGCTTTGCAAGCCCTCATCAATGCTGTTAATGTGGCTCAGCAGCGAGGAGCTTATAGTTTGGAAGAGGCAAGTGCAATTCATGATGCGATTATGGTATTCACAACCCCTCCAACAGCAGAAGAGCCCTCAGAGAAATCTGAGAAAAAGAAGAAGAGCTAATTCAGAATATTAAAATATAGGAGGTATTATGAAGATGGCTATTAAAGGTGCAATTGATAGAACTTTGGAGAAAGCGGTCTCACGCAAGTTGCTTGTGTGGGCGACAGCTACCGGTCTGGCAGCAACGGGCTTTCTCACTAGCGGAGACTGGGTAACCATCTCGGCACTGTATCTGGGCGGTCAAGCTGTTATCGATGCAGTCGTTAAGCTGAAGAGCGCATAATGCTTGTGCAGTTTCTGTCCAAGCATTGGCGTGAGGTGCTGATCGTCTTAATGGCGGTCGGCATCTCCGTCGCTTGGTCGCAAGACCATAAATCATTGATCAAGGCTTATGATAGCACGGTTCAAAGTTACGAGACTCAATTGGAGGCTTTGAACGAAAGCTATCAGCGTGAACTCGAAAGGAAAGAGCAAGCCCTTCAGGACTATCAAGCCAAGATGGAAGAGATTGAAAAAGAATATTTAGAGTTTCGAGAGAATGTCGAGGAGCAAAAGGCGGATAGGGTAATTGAGTTAACCGAGATCCGACACAGCAATCCCGATGCTCTCGTTACAGAAATAGAAACTGCTTTTGGGTTTGAGCATGTGGAGTAGAATTCTATTGTTGTTGAGTCTGAGCTTTCCTGCTATGGCAGAGGACACCGCTCAGTTTACCTTGGTCCCGAGGGGCGGCATTGTTCCCTTCGAGGCGACATGCTTTAACGATGTGGCTACAGCAGAGATTCTAACTTGGAAGCAGTTCACGCAAATCGAATTTCAAAAACGATTAGAGTTTGAGCAAGCCAAGTGGAACGAGAGGTGCCAACTCGACATTGCAAACTTGCAGATTTCTCTGGACGAGAGCCAGACTCGCTTTAACGAGGAGTTGGCTGCGAAGAACACTGAACTGGAAGACCTTCGACAGATTATTGCGAAGGACAGAAAGAAAAATATTCCTGCTATTATTGCGGGTAGTGTGGCTGCTGGAATTGTACTCGGCTTAGGTTCTGCTTACGCCATTAACCAAATTGTGGACTGATGAAAAAACATAAAGATCCAAATTACATCGTGAGAGTTGAAAAAGCAATAGCCAAGAAGTATGGTCACGAAGCCATACAGAACCCTCGTAGTGATTGGACCGACGAAAAAGAAGCAGAATACAAAGAGCAGTTGCGAAAAATGACGGAAAAAGAAGATCGCTTTAAAGAAAAAGGCGAGAAGATTGAAGTCGAAGGCGTTTTAGTCAGCAAAAAACTACTTAATAAAGAACATAGTAGAATATGCCCAGTATGTGAAGCTTTTTCGTTCAGTATACAGGACAACGTATACATGACCAAGTTCGATTGTTGCAAAATGTGTTACTTTCGATGGGTTGAGGGAAGAGAAGAACGATGGGAGTCGGGATGGCGACCCACTAAGGAGAAAATTTAAATGTCAGCAGAATCATTAAAAATCTTTCAAGGACTTGCGCAAGCAGCAGCTAATGCGTATGACGGCGCCTATGATGAAGAGGGCAAACCTTTAGAGATCGGTCTTACAAGAGAAGACGGACACTACGTTAACGACTCTCGTACTCTCGACGGGTTTAAAATCAAATTCGCTGGCGCTACTCTAGTTATCAACTATCAGGGCGAGATTCGTTTAAAAGAGGTTTACAAGGGAGACTTTGAGGGCGAAATAGCGCAGCGCATCGAGGACATCGCCTCCTATCTCAAGAAAGAATACAAGAAGATAACGGGCGAGAGCGTGACCTTGAAAGCGGATGGCGAAGTACACGTTCTTGTGCAGAACACGAGTCGTGTTAGAACTTGGGTTCAGGCTCATCGCTCCTATAGCATTACGAATGTGAAGGGTACTGACGAAATCTTAGAGCCTAGTACCGACAAGCTCCAAGATGGTTTTCAAAAGTTTTTGGACCAAGGAGGGTGGGATGGAAAACGTCCTGACAACGATTCTCGCAAAAGTGCCTAATGGTTCATGAGTTATCAAAAAAAGAAATTGTCAAAGAGATAGTTAGGTCGGGTAAAGATCCGGTCTACTTTATTAACAGTTATTGCCGCATCTCTCATCCGATGAAGGGGCTCATCCCTTTTAAGACTTACGACTATCAGGATAACCTTTTAAAAGATTTCAATGATCATCGCTTTACGATCATCCTCAAGGCACGTCAGCTAGGCATCTCCACTATTGTTGCCGCCTACGTTGTGTGGCTTATGTTGTTTCACCGCGATAAGAACATTCTTGTTATGGCGACCAAGTTCAGCACAGCCGCCAACCTTGTTAAGAAGGTGAAGGCGGTGATGAGGAACCTGCCCCCATGGATTCGTATTGCAGATATCTCGGTGGACAACCGTACAAGTTTCGAGCTTTCGAACGGATCACAGATTAAAGCCACGTCCACATCAGGCGATGCTGGTCGCTCTGAGGCTTTGTCTTTGTTGGTCATTGACGAGGCTGCTCACGTTGAAGGTTTGAGTGAGTTGTGGACAGGGTTGTATCCGACACTTTCGACTGGTGGTCGATGCATCGCGCTTTCGACGCCAAATGGCGTAGGCAACTGGTTTCACAAGACATACGTTGAGGCAGAACTGGAAGATAACGACTTCAAGCCTATTAATCTTCCTTGGGACGTTCATCCTGAGAGGGATCAGGAGTGGTTCGAGAAAGAGACAAAAAACATGTCCCGCCGCCAAATCGCTCAAGAGTTAGAGTGCAACTTTAACACGTCAGGCGAAACTGTTATTCATCCCGATGACCTAACGAGGATTGAGCAGACAGTGGGCGATCCCAAATATCGTACAGGTTTCGACCGCAATTATTGGATTTGGGAAGAGCACCAGCCCGAATGCACCTACCTCTTATCAGCCGACGTAGCCAGAGGAGATGGGGCTGATTACTCTGTCTTCCATGTGATTAAGCTAGAGACGATGGAGCAAGTTGCAGAATATCAGGGCAAGCCAAGTTTGGACATGTATGCAAACATCCTTAATCAAGTCGGGAGAGAATATGGAGATGCCCTGTTGGTTGTTGAGAATGTGGGCATTGGAATTTCCGTCTTGGAGAAGTTGCAAGACTTACAATATCCCAATATCTATTATTCGATTAAGGGAACTCACGAGTTCGTAGAGTCTACCGTTGCGGAGTCTTCCAATAGTGCAGTAGCGGGTTTCACCACCTCCTCCAAGACGCGCCCATTAATTGTTGCCAAGTTGGAAGAATTCGTCAGAAACAAACTAATTACTCTATACTCGGGTAGACTATTCAACGAATTTAAAACTTTCATATGGAGCAACGGAAAGCCACAGGCAATGCGCAGTTATCACGATGACTTGGTAATGTCTTTGGCAATTGCCTGCTGGGTGAGGGATACAGCTTTGACGGTTAATCAGCGAAATTTAGAATATAAGCAGGCTTGCTTGGACTCCATGTTCTTCACTACTGCACGCGTAAACACTCAAATACCGGGACAGCAGGGATATGAAAAAGACTATGTTCAAAAAAGTAGCGAACAAATGAAAGCTTATCAAGAGTATTCATGGCTCTTAAAGGGATAGATAAATGGCAGACCAAACTAAAAACCCACGCAATCCAGAATCAACTTTATTTCGAAGACTGACTCGCTTGTTCTCTGGACCGATTACGAATTATCGGTCCCAGATGACTCGGAACTACAAGCGTACTCAGTTAGATTATTTTGCTTCTCGGTTTAAGAGCGCGTCAGGGCAACAGTTTAAGAGGACCGGATATAATCCGTTTGCCCAGATTAACTCCTCTGCAATGGCTAATCAGCGCAGGTCGGAACGGTATACCGATTTTGATCAGATGGAGTACACTCCTGAGATTGCTTCTGCTTTGGACATTTATGCGGACGAAATGACAACACACTCTTCGTTGCAGTCTATGTTAACCGTCAAGTGTCCCAATGAAGAAATCAAGGCTGTCTTGGCAACACTGTATCAGAATATTTTGAACATTGAGTACAATTTATTTGGATGGTGCCGCACCATGTGTAAGTATGGGGATTTTTTCCTGTACCTTGATGTTGATGACCATCTTGGCATTAAAACGGTGATTGGGTTGCCGCCCGGAGAAGTGGAGCGTCTGGAAGGCGAGGACAAAACTAATCCAAATTATGTCCAGTATCAGTGGAACTCTGCCGGTCTTACTTTGGAGAATTGGCAAGTGGGTCATTTTCGCATTCTTGGGAACGATAAGTACGCGCCTTATGGAACTTCCGTGCTGGAAGCGGCACGTCGAATCTGGCGTCAGTTAATCCTCATGGAAGATGCAATGATGGCATACCGTATTGTCCGAGCGCCGGAGCGTAGGGTGTTTTATGTGGACGTGGGAAATATTCCTCCGTCCGATGTGGAACAATATATGCAGAAAGTCATGACATCTATGAAGCGTAACCAGTTGGTGGACGCTCAGTCAGGTCGTGTGGATCTGCGCTACAACCCCATGAGTGTGGAAGAAGATTATTTTATTCCAGTCCGAGGAGACACGTCGTCCAAGGTTGAAAATTTAGCCGGAGGTCAGAATACAGCCGATATTGAAGATGTCAAGTATCTGAGAGACAAGTTGTTCTCTGCATTGAAGATTCCAACCTCTTACCTGACCCAAGGAGAAGAGGGGACCGAAGATAAGACTACTCTCGCTCAAAAGGACATTCGCTTCGCTCGCACAATTCAGCGGCTACAACGCGCTGTTATTACCGAGCTTGAAAAAATCGGGATCATTCATCTTTATACGTTGGGTTTTCGTGGAGACGATCTTTTAAACTTTTCTCTCTACCTTAACAACCCCTCCAAGCTCGCAGAACTTCAGGAGCTTGAGCATTGGAAAACAAAATTCGATATTGCTTCTTCTGCAACAGAAGGATTCTTCAGTCGCCGCTGGGTTGCCGAGCATCTCTTTAGCATGACAGAGGAAGAGTTCCTTCGCAATCAGCGTGAGATGTTCTATGACCGTAAATACGATTCCCAGCTTAATGCCGCCGCAGAGGCAGCGGGCGAGGCTGAAGCCGCTTTGGGCGGCGCAGGCGCTCTTGGTGGTGACGAACTGGGTGGCGACGAGTTTGATCTTGGTGGAGAAGAGGGCGGTGACGAATTTGATCTCGGAGGCGAAGGAGGGGGCGAGGATGTCGGCGCCGAAGAAGACGAGGGTGTCTTATTGGCAGAGCCGCCAGCCAAGAGAGATCTAGATGAGGATGGTTCCTATATCACCCCCGGCGCTAAAGGCAAGCGCTATAAGCCTGTAAAGACAGATAAACGTCAAGCGGGCGCTAGGACACGGAGTTATGGTGGCAAATGGGGCAAAGAATCTGCTGGCTCTTCGACTCGCAATGTGTTTAAGGGCTTCAATGATTTAAAAAGCTTAGGTGCAGGGATTTATGAACAAGAGCGCTCTAATTATGAGCAGAAGCAAATACTTGCGGAAAGACATCTTCTGGAGACTTCCTACGAAATCCAGAAGCTAATTGCTGGAATGGAGTCAAAGGAAAATGAAAATGAAACACAATAAGAAAAGAAATACGGCATTCTTATTTGAAACACTTGTTAGTGAATTGACAAAATCTGTTGTCCACAATGATGCGGAAAAGAGAGCCACTACGAAAAACTTAATTTGTAAGTATTTCCGGCGTGGAACCAACTTGTATGAGGAGTTGCAACTGTACAAGGCGCTATTGGAAACGCGAGGTCTGGAGCCAATAGTGGCTGAAAAACTCATATTTGAAGTAAAGACTCAGCGTAAATGCATTATGGACACAGAGATTTTTAAAGAGCAGTCGGACCTTATTGGCGATATGAACAAGGAATATGGCAAGAGTGCGTTTGCTAACTTTGTGCCCAATTATAAGGATTTGGCTACGCTCGCACAACTTTTCAACACCAATGTTTCTGTCAAGGAGCGCGTCCTTCTGGAGTCAAAAATTATTGAGACTTTAACGAGCCCGGAAGATGCGCAGCAAGAGAAAATGGTCCCCATTGACAATCTCGTATACAAGACCTTTGTAGAGAAGTTTAATGAGAAGTACGGTGATACACTGGAAGAGCACCAAAAAGCACTTCTGGGAAGGTATATAACCTCCTTTGCTGATAATGGCGTGGAGTTAAAGCTCTTTCTGAATGAGGAGATCGGGAGATTGAAAAGGGGAATACTTGAATCACTTGATTCTGAGGAATTAAAGGGTGACCCTAAGATGGCGGAAAGCGCCAAGAGAGTCCTTGAAGAACTCCAGAGCTATTCCGCTAAAGAGATCGACGAAGATATGATAAGGAGCGTTTTGAAGATTCAGCAGCTAACCAAGGAGTTGCACGCATAATGGCTATTTCTATCAGAGTTGGTGGTGCTGTAGAGCCGGAAGCCGCTTCGGAGGCGTCGGAAGTTCCGTCTGTGCCTATTAAGTTTAATTTAAATATGAGGCGCACGCTAGACAACAACATCATCATCAGTGATCATCCTGATATCGATATTGTTCTAATGTTAGGGGCGGAAGAGAAAATAGTGTTATTTCCCAAGGAAGTCATTAGCGATATTGTTTACGATACGCAGAATCGTTTTTTTCGCTTTATGAGGAAGAAGGGTATTGTTAACCCTGAGACAGTGCGAGGTGGTAATGTGTATGGCTCGCTGGAAGGGTCTGTTTTAGGTTCGGCAGAACAAGAACAGTTTCTTCCCTTGGTAATCCTCAATATTAGCAAGTTTATCGATGAAGAGCGTCCTTATTTTGAATATGTCGAGAAATACAAGCAAATGGAAGATGATGAGATGCTTGATCCTACTGCCGCCGACTCTACTGAGTTAGGAGAGGTACCGCAGGCGGCTGATAAAGGCGGTATTCGTCCCGGTTACGGGAGAGTAAGTCCATATTTCTTAAGCTATATGCTGTAACGGGGAGAGGATGGAACTCTTATATTTCATATTGGCAGCTTATGGGATGACCCAGCTTATTGTTTATGGCTCGATATTTCGTAAGGTGCGACCCGCCAAGGAGTGGCTGGGAGGCTTTGGTGAACTGTTCCACTGCCCAATGTGTATGGGCTTTTGGGTGGGAGCGTTTTTGTGCGGGATAAACGGTTATACAGAACTATTTACTTTTGAACATACTATTGCGAATTATTTTGTTTTGGGATGTTTAAGTTCCGGCACCTCTTATGTTTTAAACATGATCTTCGGAGATTGCGGGATTAAAATTCAAAAATTGGAGGCACATGATGACGCGCACTAAACTTATTGCAAATAGAAGTTGGTACTTGCGACCTGTCGCACGTTGTTGCAAAGGGGCATAGCTCGGGCGGGTAGCGCCCGCATTCAAGGAAAAACAAATGAAAAAAGTATTACTGAGAGAATATTACGAATTATGTGAGGGTGGTGTTTGCCAAGATCTTCTGACCGAAGAGGAAAAGAAGTTTGTTGCAAATGGTGGCATGATGCTGTCTGGAAAACTCCAAGAGGCAGATGTACAGAATGGAAACGGTCGCGTCTACCCGCAGCCTGTTCTCGAAAGAGAGATGAAGAACTACACAAAGCTCGTGAAAGAAAGGCGAGCACTTGGAGAACTTGATCACCCAGACGATTCGGTGATCAACCTCAAGAATGCTTCTCACATGGTGACGGAAGTCTGGTGGGATGGTCCATCGGTCATGGGCAAGGTTAAAGTGCTGAACACTCCATCTGGCAAGATTCTACAAGAATTGGTCAACGATGGGGTGAAACTAGGCATTTCTTCTCGTGGTCTTGGGTCGGTGAGAGAATCCAAGGGTCAGACAATCGTGGAAGACGATTTTCAACTGATCTGCTTCGATTTCGTATCAGAGCCCTCCACACCAGAAGCATATATGGCACTTCAAGAATCCAAGAATAGACCCAACATATTCACCAAGGCAGATCGAATTAACCGGCTCCTCAACGATATTGTTGGAGATTTCGACTGATGGAAAGGTTGCTGCTAGAGCGTATTATCCGCGAAGAAGTTGAACTAATAGGTGAAGACTTCACGGATAGAATGAAAGATCTAAAGTCTAAGTTCTTAAAGAGTAAAAAGCAAAAGAGGGCTAAAGAAAAGAAAGCTGCCCAAGCTGGCGAGAAGCCCCCCAAAGAATTTTACAAACAAGGTCCCTTCAAGGGACACGAGAAGGGCAGTCTTAGTTTCGGGGATGCTTATAAGTTTGGTCGCTACGAGACAATGATAGACCAAGGCTATAGTCATGCTGCTGCGATGCAAAAATTGTGGGGCGACAAGCCCCCGGAACCACCCAAGAAGACTGCGGCACCCGAAGCTCCAGAGTCCGCACCTGAAGTAGAGGCAGAGCCAGAAGCGGGTAGTTGGGAAGACCTCTTCGGAAAAGAGGGCGACTCTGAACCCACATCGGCAGCAGACATTGCATCAAAAGAAAATGACGATGATTTTGATTTTGATAAAATTCTTGTTGCCGACGATGATTCGGACGCTTGGTTGTTTTCTGGAGAAGATTAAAAAGGAAAGAGAATGAAAAAAGCAGATTTGAAAAAACTTTTAAAACCCCTTGTGAAAGAGTGCATCAAAGAATGCCTCTATGAAGAAGGCACTCTCTCGACAATCGTATCAGAAGTCGTCAAGGGAATGAGTGGTAGCGTAATTCGTGAAGCAGTTGAGCCAACCCTTGAGCCCGACAAGCCAATGTTCCCCCCGCAGCCAGAGAGGAAAATCGAGGCGATGACCGAGCAGAGAAAGCGGCTTATGGACGCCATCGGCTCAGATTCATATGGTGGGGTTAATATTTTTGAAGGAGTTTCTCCCGCACCATCGCAGCGCTCGGCAGAATCCGCCGCCAGCAGCCCATTGGGAGATGTAGACCCTAGAGATCCCGGCGTTGATATTTCAGGCATCGTGGCTCTCGGCGGAAAAAAATGGAAAGCTTTTACACAGTAGAAACTATTTAAAGGACAGGAGAATAAAAAATGGCATTTGATAATACGGTCGTGGGAGCACCAAAGGGGTATGGAAGAACACGGCGACCCAAAGCCTTGTGGAACGATAGCGTTGTCAGCAACAAGCAGAACGGCACCAGCGTGGCTATGGTGGGCGCCGCATCAGACTTGTCTGCTACACTAACTTCCGTAGTTGCTGGGCAGAATGGCTATTCTACTGAGAACCAAAAATTTCTTCATGTGCAGATAGAAAACAATGATGCGAACGAGGATATCACTATTTATGTCTACAATTATGCATTTGGTGCTTGGTCTCCACTATATTTAGATGTCCAAGCAAACAATGTTAATGGTTCGAAAGCGATTGCAACCTTTAGTTCCGTGGATGGCAAAAAACTATTCGTCCTCCCTATTGAGGGGATTGACAGGGTAGCCTTCGTTAATGACGGCAGCGTTGATGCAAATCTTGTTGTCCGTGCAGCCTGCACATCGTTTTAGGAGTTAAAAATGGCATTTGATAATACGGTCGTGGGAGCACCAAAGGGGTATGGAAGAACCCGAAGACCAAAAGAACTGTGGAACGATAGCGTTGTCAGCAACAAGCAGGCGGCAACCACTGTAACTGTCGTTGTCAGCACCGCCTTAAATGATGACATCACCGACACCACTTCAGGGGAAAATGGATATAGCACGGAAAACCAGAGATATCTCCATCTTCAGTTAACTGGGGATGACGACGACTCCTACGACGTTACAATTTATGGATACAATTATGCGTTTGGTGCATGGGCTAAATTGTATACGCTCTGTCGAGGCGCACCTGCCGCCAATCCGACCGTCGAAACTAGCTATGATCCAGCCCTTTATTCGACTATGGATAGCGCAACAGGTGGTCCAAAGCAATTTACCATCGAGATCGCAGGCATTGACAGAATCGCTTTGACAGCAGACACAAATGATATCGCCAAAATAACGGCAAGAATGGCTTGCAGCACATTTTAAAACAGGAAGATAGATGGCATACGGAAATAGAAGGCTACCCAATACCGGCAGAAAAGCCTCACATGTGACAGTAACCCCCAAGAAAAACGAAAGTCCCGAACGCTTAATCAAGCGCTTTATCAGGAAGTCGAAGAAAGAAAGAATCATTGAGCAGGTTCGAGAGAGAAGATTCTACGAGAAACCTTCGGTAAAACGACGAAAAAAGCGTGCGCAAAGGGCGAGAACACTTCAAAAGCTTGCCCAAAAGCATCAGGACTAGCTCACAAGGGCAAAAGGGTTAGAGATTAGAGGGAATTTATAACTTTTGGGTACTACTTATTTGTGAAAAAGAATCTTCTATTGGAGAATAAATTTATGTCAACGTTGTTAGAACAGGCTATTGTAGACGCCGCCGCCTTGAAGGAGGCTGCTCTCAAGAGCGCAGAAAATGCTATTTTAGAAAAGTATGCTCCACAGGTGAAGAGTGCCGTTGCATCGCTGTTGGAACAGGAAGAACTAGATTTAGGGATTGAAGACGAGGAAGCCGCAGTGGACGCCCTCCCCCTAGCCGCAGCAGAAGAGGCGCCTCTTTGCCCTTGCCCAGATGAGGACGAAGAAATTGAGATCGACTTTGACCAACTTCAGGCGATGGCTGATGAACTCTCCGCAGGAGAAGCTGAATCTTCGGAGATGCTGGCGGCAGAGTTTGGCGCAGAGGGCGAAGAAGATCCTTTTGAGCTTACCGAGGCTGTCTTAGAGGCTATCGAATCAGACGAGCCCCCACAACTCGAAGAAGAGGAAGAAGCTGCGGAGGAAGATCTTGAAGAAGAACTCGAATTAACGGAAGATAACCTTGACTCAATTCTTGAAGAATTAGTTGTGGATATCCAACCTCAAAAGAGCGGCTGGGCGGGAACGCCAGAAGCCGTCTCGGATCATTATGCTGAGCTTAAGTTAGCGCAGATGGCGTCAACAGAAGCTCAGGAAGAAATCAAAGTTATGAAACAAGCTCTTGGGAATATCAAGAAGGACTATGCTCAGATGAATGAGCAGTTTGAAAAAGCCCAGTCCAAGAACAAGAAGCTTGTTAACACACTTTCTGACATGAAGGAGGCACTTGAAAAAGTGCAACTCTCGAATGCCAGATTATTTTACACGAATCGTGTACTGAATAGTAGCTCCTTGAATGAGCGGCAAAAGTCAAAAATTGCTGAAGCTATTTCGGATTCTCGTTCTGTAAATGAGGCGAAAGTCATTTACGAAACACTTCAAAGCGCAGTGGGCTCTCCTTCTACCCAGAAGGGACCAAAATCACTGAGCGAAGCAGTAAGTCGAAATTCGCCTTTGATGGCTCGACGCAAAGAGTCGTCAAGCAGCCCTAATAATAGTTCTGCGGTCAAGCGTATGCAAAGACTAGCAGGCATTTCTAATAAATAAAAAGGAGGACTTTAAAATGTCTATTTTAGAAAAATTAACAGAAGGTATTGTTAATAGAGATCTCCGTCAAGAAGGTGCTGCTCTTCTCTCCAAGTGGGAAAGAACAGGACTTCTGGAAGGTCTCAGCAATGACCGCTCCAAGCAAACGATGGCTCGTTTGATGGAAAACCAAGCTAAGGAACTTCTTCGCGAAGTCGCCGGGTCTACAATGGCTGGCGGTGATGTCGAAGGTTTCGCAGCCGTGGCATTCCCAATCGTTCGTCGAGTGTTTGGTGGTTTAATTGCAAATGATTTGGTCAGTGTGCAGCCTATGAGCTTGCCGTCTGGTCTGATCTTTTTCCTTGATTTCACCTTTGGTGATAACAAGTTGGCTGAATCGGAAGGTAACTCAATCTACGGTGGTGGCGTTGTTGGTCAAGCATTGACTGGCGGTGTTAGCCTCGGTGGTGCGAATGCTGAATTGGGTCCATATGCCCTTAACAACGGCTTTGCTTCTCCAACTGGCTCGTTCGTCATTGACGGTGACGGTGCTGGAGACTGGAACGATGCCAATGCAGGCATGGCGCTTATTGGTTACGGTGTTGTCGGCAGTGCAGGCGATACTCAGGTTGGTACGCCGCAGCCTAGCCAAGCGGTTCTTGATGAGTGGTGCTCGTATGATCCCGATCTTTCTGGGTCTGGGGTTGCCGTGGTGGCGTTTACAGGATCAACTGATGTTAATCAGCAGATTAATCTTCAGAATCTCATTGCCATTGCTACGACTGGCTCGCTTGCGGCTGGGCGCATGGTTCGCCGACACACTTCGTATGCGACTGGTTCAAACATGACGGATCCACAAAACTCCAATTTCACTCTGAGAATGGTGTTTGAGACAACCAACACGGACTTGGATGAAGGTCTGTGGGGTATTGGTGTGGCAGGAGGAGCCAACACTGGTGGTATGATTTCAGAATTGACACGTTCTGGTATCGCGCCCGGTTTCGAATGTGCTATCTATGACAACTTCGGTGGTACACCTTCGGCTGGAAGCTCCGAGGCAATCGGTGCAGTTGCAGCGACCACTACTTGGGGTCTTGAGGACTCCGAGCAGATCCCAGAGATCGACATCAAAGTTGACTCTGTGAGTGTGACCGCTGTTACCAAGAAGCTCAAAGCCAAGTGGACGCCTGAGTTGGGACAGGACTTAAATGCCTATCACAACTTGGATGCTGAAGTCGAGCTTACGAGCATCTTGAGTGAGCAAATCGCTCTGGAAATCGATCAAGAGATCCTCAAGGATCTTCTCGTCGGTGCCAAGGCTGGTACATACTACTGGTCGCGTTCGCCCGGTCTGTTCGTGGACAAAACTACTGGTTTAGAGCTTGGTGCTGCTTCGGCTGCTCCTGACTTCACCGGTACCGTCTCCGAGTGGTACGAGACTCTTGCCGAGACCATCAATGATGTCTCTGCACAGATCCATCGCAAGACTCTGCGTGGTGGTGCTAACTTCGTGGTGTGTTCACCCGAGGTTGCCAACATCCTTGAGTTCACTGCTGGATTCCGTGCAAGCGTCACTGCTGATCAGGACAGAGGCTCCATCGGTGCTGTGAACGTTGGTTCACTTTCTAAGAAGTTCGACGTGTACGTTGATCCTTACTTCCCACGGAACGTTGTTCTTGTCGGTCGGAAGGGTTCTAGCTTCCTTGAAAGCGGCTATGTTTACGCCCCGTATGTGCCACTTCAGGTCACGCCGACTATCTTCGGTGTCGAGGACTTCGTGCCCCGCAAGGGTGTCATGACTCGGTACGCCAAGAAGATGGTGCGCCCTGATATGTACGGTGTGGTTGTCGTCCAAGGTCTCTTAGGTCAAGCTGGTGCAACTAGCTAATCTATAGAGGTTAACAAAACCAACCCGCTCTCTTCGGAGGGCGGGTTTTTTTGTTTATACTTGCTTAACCCTTCTGCGAAGACTACTTACGGGTGAAAGGAGCAATCCTTTCGTTAATTGACCTAACATTCTATAGGAGGAATATATTATGGGAACAAAAAGAGTAGGTTGGGCTAGAATTAAAAGCCTGATTAACGAAAATAACAACTTATTGCAACTTAAGCGCGTACAGGTTAAGGAAGTGTCCAGCGCTACAACCTTGACGGAAGCTGATAGTGGAAGCACCATTGTGTGGACGAAAGGTTCGGCGCACGATATCACGCTTCCTGCTGCGAAGGAAGGGCTTCACTTTACAGTTAAGATCGCTGTTGGTGCCACCGCTAACCACTACATCAAGACAGCCAGCACTGCTGATGTATTTTATGGTAAGGCTGTCATCAATACTTCTGACGCAACGGAAGCTGCACCCGCAGTTCAAATTGTAACGAAAGCTAGCGGTTTGTCTGGTACAATCGATAGAATTCATCTTCACAAGTCGAATGCTGCCAATGGCGGTCAGGCTGGAGATACAATAGAAATCACCTGCGTAGATGACACATACTGGCTTGTCGATGCTCGTCTCACAACCAGCAATGGCACCCCCAACGCTGCGGCAGTCTTAATCGCTTAATAAGATAGATTTAGATACGCTACAGCCCCCTTCCCTTTCTGGGTTGGGGGTTTTTTCTTTTTAAGAACTAATTATTGGAGATACGGGGGCTAAAAGGAAGGTAAATATGAGTGATTTTGACTTTATAGACCATTATGGTGACGACGAAGAAGTAAAAAGCGAACAACAACTCGATGATAACGATGTAATTTCCTCTCTAAACTGCGCTATTATTGGCGTTGGTGGTGGAGGGGGCAAGATGGCTAAGGCTTTTCTTGATATCGGCTTCAACAAGACGTTGTTGGTGAACACGACCCCCAAAGATATCCCCGAGGGCGTCGATGATAAACATGTCGTTTTAATTCCTGATGCTGATGGCATCGGAAAAGACGTTAATTTGGGCAAAACCGTCTTTGCAGACAATGGGGCAGTCGTTGAAGATGCCCTGAGAACCAAGCTAGGCAACGTAAATTGGCTGTTTGTCCTTGCAGGGGCAGGAGGGGGCACAGGAAGTGCTGTTTCCTCGCTACACGGCGTCTTTGAGCGCTATTTGAAGTCGGTAAGCGCCGAAGGTGAGGTGGTTTATATCGTTTCTCAGCCAAGTGCCCAAGAGTCGTTGAATTCTACCATTACCAAGAACGCATCTGCGCTTCTTGCTGACGTTGCAGAACATCCTCATATCATTATCGACAATGAGCGCCAAGTCAAGCTTTTACGGGGCAAGATAGGGATGCTGGGAATGTATCCTTTCGCGAATATGGCATTTGCCAAGCTCTTCGCTCAAGTATTGAAGCTCTCTTCGGAACAATCTTCGATTCAATCGTTTGATTCCAAAGATTTAGAGCGTTGTCTGAGGACAAACAAAAGAATGTTTATCGGCTCTACAATTGTAGCCGATCCTGACATCCCAAACTTGGGAGCTACCATCTTTCAGAACTGCCTGAAGCGCTCCCCGTGTCCTTTGCCAAAGGGTAAGCCATCTACAGGCTCTATGTTGCTTGTGGTGACCCCGGAAATGGCTAATGACCCCGATATCAGCCAGCACTTAGATGCTGCCATTTCCTATGTTGGAGGAAGAACAGATACTCTGTTCGCTGGCGTCTATGTGAAAGAGAATTTACCCGGTCTTGTAGCCATTCTGATGATGAATGGGCTCGACTAGACTAGTTACATTAAACCATTGGAGGAATAATGGGTAAGAAGAGAAGGATTCTTAGGAATCCCAAGTTTGCGAGTTTGAGAAAATTGAGAAAGTGGAATGATCTTGTGACTGCCAACAATATACAGGAAGAAGTGAGTCATGAGCCACCCCAAGAGACAGAACCAGTCGTTGAGACGCCAATTTTAAAGTTGGCAGAGAAAGAATTAGCTCCTCCCGAAGAGGAAACAGAGCCAAAAGTTGTGGAAGCTAAAAAGGCACCTGCTCGAAAGAAGCGGGCTACGACAAAGCCAAAGACAACCCGCGCTAAAGCGAAAAAGACAAGTTCTAAGAAGTCAAGCACTTTGTCCACTCGGTGACTATTTACTATGATAGGAGAATCCATGCATGGCTATACCCACCTTAACTCCCAAGAGTCAACAGAGCGCAGTTGTCCTCCCCGCGACGGGATCAACGACTGATGTATCCTCTGCGTGTCCCTTGGGCATCTATACTGGATCCTCAGACTTTTTGTCGGGAGCAGCAGATCAGGTAGCCTATACCTATCAGAAGTTGGGTGGGGATGTTCTGGACATCGAAGTGACTTCCGGTTCGATATACGCCAACTATGAAGAGGCGTGCTTGGAATACTCCTACATTGTGAACACTCATCAGGCGAAGAACATGCTTGGAAGTGTGCTTGGGCAAACCACAGCCAGTTTTGACCACAATGGTGTGATAAGGGGTGGAGACACCTTAAGCGGCAGCAATGTCGAATTGCGCTATCCTCGTTTTGAGTTGCGGTATGCCCATCGTGTAGGCGATGGCACCTCTTTCGAGGCGGGATTTGGTGGCAACCAAAATCAATATTCGGCATCCGTAGACCTAGAAACGGGTGTACAGGATTACGATCTCCAGAGCATAATTTCTAGCTCTGCTGTTGGTTCGAGCAAGGCTTATGGGGGAAAAGTTGGCAACAAGAAAGTCAACATTACCCGAGTCTTTTATAAGACCCCTCAAGCAATGTGGAGGTTTTTCGGCTATTACGGCGGCTTGAATGTCGTTGGTAACGGTCAAATTTATGGGTATGGTCAATGGACAGATGATTCCACTTTTGAGGTGGTTCCGGTGTGGCAAAACAAGATGCAAGCCATGGCTTATGAGGATATGCTTTATACGCGGCTATCCCACTATTCTTACGAGATACACAACAATAAGTTGAGAATATTTCCTGAGCCTACTTCTAACATCATCTCCAAGATGTGGGTGACGTTCACAATCGAGAATGAGCAGGATAACTGGGATGAATATGCGGATAAAGATATAGGCGCTGAGGGTATCAACAACATGAATACGCTGCCTTTCACCAATATTCCATATGCATCCATTAACGCTATCGGAAAACAGTGGATTCGCCGTTTCGCGCTGGCTCTAACCAAAGAGACTTTGGGGCAGGTTCGAAGTAAGTTTGGGAGTATTCCAATCCCCGGCGAGAGCGTCAATTTAAACGGAGATGCCTTGGTCACTCAGTCAAAAGAAGAACAACAGACTCTCAGAGAAGAATTGAAAACCGTTCTGGATGAGCTTACTTACGCTAAGATCGCAGAACAAGATGCAGGAGTCATGAGTAACGTAAATACGTCACAGAAATTTGTGCCACTAATGATCTATCAGGGGTAATTAAGCGATGTCCACGAAAAACAAATGGGAGCAGCCCGCACAACCCCCCTCGCCTTTGTTTACGGGGAAAAAAGAAAGAGACTTAGTTAAGCAGGTGAACGATGAGCTTATTGAGCGAGTTATTGGGCAAACACTTGTTTATTATCCCATTGATGTAGATCGTACTAATTTTCATCCCCTTTATGGCGAAGCTATCACTAAGACGTTTCTTCCCCCTATTCGTGTCATGGCTTTGGTGGAGATGATCGACTATCAGACCACCTACACCGACAATGTGGGAATTGATTTTGATGCCAACATTATGGTCCATTTTCATCGGCGTCGTTTAACGGAAGATCAAGATTTGTATGTGCGCCAAGGCGATTTCGTCCTCTACGGAGATATATATTATGAGATATCAAATCTATCGGAGTCTAGGCTGTTTGGGCAGATAGACCATCGATTGGAAATTGCGGCACGTTGTACCGCAGTAAGGGAGGGGACTTTCAATGCCGAGTGACGAAACCCACGTTGGGAAAGAAAACGCGGCTGTTCGTGAGATGACGATGATGCCCTCCACCATCGAGACCATCGATACGGCTCTCCATACTTGGTTGGACGAAGAAGTGAATCCGTTTGCTACCACCAACCAAGGGTGGGAAAAAGTGAAAATACGATGGGTCAGCGGCGAGCGAAGTTGGCAAGTCAAAGACGACAGAGATATCAGAGATGATAGTAGCCGCCTTATTCTCCCGATGATTACAATGCACCGCTCAGGATTTCAGAAAGATCCCTCACTTAAGGGTGTGGCGTGGGCTCATATACCCAATGCCAGCGATGTCAAGGGAGGAGCGAGAAGCCTTCATGTATCTCGCCGAATCAACCCACAAAAGACAGCGGAATTTGCAAACGCCACAGCTAATCGGCTGTATAAAGACAGCACTTTTCCATTTGAGAACAAGAAAGTGGTCTATGAGACAAAAACTTTCCCCATCCCAGTTTACATTGTGGGCACTTATACAATCTCTATTCGTACTGAGTACGTCCAACAAATGAATGAAATTGTGCAACCATTTTTGACTCGTACCGGACAAATTAATAACTTTTTTATGTTGCGGGACGGACATCGCTATGAGGGATTCATTCAGAATGACCTTACGGCTGAGGGAAATGCCGTCAATATGGGCGATGATAGCCGCTTTTACCTCAACACTTTCGACATTAAGGTGCTTGGTTACCTTATAGGCGAAGGTAAAAACGATGAACGACCCCGAGTCACTGTTCGTGAAAATGCCGTTGAAGTTAGATTTCCTCGCGAACATGTTATCTTTGGGGATATTAATGAGTATTTAAAGAAAGGTTTTTATAGATCCTAAAGAGAGATTCGTCGTTTGATACACTATTTATTAACGAAACTTAGGAATCTTCGACGGAATTTTTAAAGGAGAGCATAAGGAATGTCAGATGTAAGAAAATTTAAGTTCGTATCCCCCGGTATCTTTTTACGGGAGATCGACAATTCCCAACTGCCCGCTGTGGCACCCGAAGTTGGACCAGTCGTTATCGGAAGGGCACGCAAGGGTCCAGCCATGCGACCCATTCAGGTGAATTCTTTTAGCGAATTCGTTAACACTTTTGGGACGCCAATTGCTGGCGGAGGGGGAGGAGACTATTTCCGTGATGGAAACATTTCTGGTCCTACCTATGGTCCTTACGCGGCTCAAGCTTATTTGGACGCAAATGTCGGACCTGTTACCTATGTGAGAACACTTGGAGACGCTCACCCTAACAATGACGCCTCCGTTTCTGCCAAAGGAGGGTGGAATACGGGAACTTCTACGGCGGTTATCGAATTCGACAACGCAGATGGGGACGAAGCGGTGCGTTTCCAAAAAGGTGGCGCTTATGGTCTTTTTATCTGTCAGTCCGGTAGCTCCCCAACAAGTGAGAACTCTGGCTCCTTGGCGGCTATCTGGTATTGCAACAGTGGCTCATGCATAACCCTTTCGGGAAGCGCCCGTGGCACCTCTGCCGATGCTGGTGGTGGTGGACCAACCGTTGGCGCCTCTGGCTCCGCTCTGGTGGTGGAAAGCTCCTCGGGTATCGAGTTCAAGGCACAGGTTCTGGACTCATTGGGTAATCTGTCCGCGCAGACATCATTTAACTTTGATCGTAACAGCGCTAAATACATCCGTAAGGTTTTTAACACGAATCCTACCTTCTGTAATTCGACTATTACTGATCAGAGCTTGCTCAATAACGGAGATGCGACCTATTGGCTCGGAGAGACTTATGACTCTGCTCTGTTTGAAAGATTGGGGTCCGATAGTGGCACAGTTTACGGCTTTATTGCGGCTATCAACTCGGGGTCTACTTTCGGCGCTAACAACGCAGGAACAAACCAGTGGGCGGATCGTCAAACGACGTATATTAACCCACGAACTGGCTGGTTCTTTGCTCAAGACTTGACTACTGACACGGCTTCTTATGATGCTCAGACACAGCCAAAGCTGTTTTGCTTTCACGCCCGCGATTATGGCGAGGCAGCACAAGAGCAGTATAAGATTTCAATTCAGGACATTAGACAATCCACTAATGATTTCGACGCATACGGAACCTTCACGGTGGTCATCCGTGCATCATACGACAGTGATGCTGCCCCTGTTGTGATTGAGAGGTTCTCTGGGTGCAACCTTAATCCGCAATCACAAAACTACGTTGCTCGCAAGATTGGCGACAGATATGTGGAGTGGGACTATGATGATGCACGCATGAGGCAATATGGGGAGTTCGACAACCGTTCAGAAATCGTTCGCATTGAAATGAACCCCGATATCGGCGCTTATGATGAGCGTTCGCTTCCATTTGGTGTCTTCGGACCACCACGCCCACCGGGCTTTATGGTTATCTCTGGGAGTGCCACTTATTCAACTGGGTCGAACATTATTCCCCTTCTGGGCACCGGAGACCAAACAACTATCGGCAACACCGGAGCCGCAGCAGCAACAGCAACAATAACCACTGTTGCCGAAGCATCCATTGTCGATACTAAAGACTTTACACTAACTGATACTGCTGGTGTAACGACAACGTATAACCTTTCCACGGGCGGTGGCACCGGCACCAACGGCGATGCATATACCCCCGGCACCACCGTTACGGTTGGTCTTCTCGGCACTACCACTCGCGCAGATGTTCGGGATCAACTCATCACTAGAATTAACGCCGGTACTGCTATCGGCTTTACGGCTGCTGCAAGTGGTGAGGATGTTGTCGTAACGCAAGACCATGCTGGAATCGACGGGAACCGAACAAATACGGACGAAGGAACTGGCTTGACTGTTGGCAATTTTGTAAACGGCGCTGGTGGCGGTTATGGAATAGGCTATTCCTATGTGGCAGGAACCTCCTCTTGTGCTGGTAACTTTGCGGGAATGAGTGGTTACGAAGAGTTGCCAGCGAACCTTGGGGTCGCAATGCGTATTCAAACGTCCATTGGAGGCGCCAACACCGGAGCCGGTGCCTATCAGTTTACTTCTTCGCTGTTCTTCCCCTCGACACTTACGAGGCTCTCGGCTTCGGATCATGGGGTTGCGAGCGGCAAAGAGGCTTACTGGGGTCTTCAGACCAACACATGGACTTCCGGCAGAACATCCACTACATTTGACCAAGGCTATCGTGATTATCTGCGCGGTCTTCCTCTGGAGTCTACTACCGCAGGGTTTGATACTCTTTCTGGACCTCCGACAAACAATGAATATTCTTGGATTTTTACCTTGGACGATATCATTGTTCCCGATGACAGTGCCGGAACAGGCGGCAACACTAACAAGGCGTATTGGGCTTCGGGCTCACGTCAAGGCGTCGTCGGCATGGAAGGTTATGGAGCGCCTATCAGCACAGCCGGAGGTACTTCGGTTACGGCAGGAAGCACATATGAGTCCATACTGGATTATAAATTGAATAAGTTTACTACTCCGCTTTATGGTGGCTTTGACGGCTTCAACATTAAGGAGAAGGATCCGTTCCGCGATGGCTTTATGAGCCCCACCGCTACGGCGCTTAATAACTATGCTTATAATACTATTGAGAAAGCAGTTAACACTGTTAAGGATCCAGAGTTTGTTGAAATGAACATGCTGACGGTTCCCGGTATTGTTAACGAGAATTTGACGAAGAAGGTCCTTAACGTTTGCGAAGAGAGAGGAGACGCCCTCGGAATCATCGATCTCCGTGGAGTATATCAGCCTTTCACTGAGAATTATAACAACTTCAAGTCCCGCGTGACAGCCACATCCCTTGCGGGAGTTGTGACGGCTCTTAGAGACCGCTCTATCAACTCCAGTTATGGGTGTACATACTATCCTTGGGTGCAGGTTACTGATACCATGACCGGACAGCGCCTGTGGGCTCCACCTTCGGTCGCCGCTATTGGAACTTTCGCGAGTTCTGAAAGCAGGTCAGAGGTTTGGTTTGCTCCTGCTGGATTCAATCGGGGCGGTCTCACTGGAGGCGCCGCAGGAATCCCTGTGACAGCCGTTACTGAGAAGCTGAGTTCATCGGATCGTGATACGCTTTACGAAGCAAACATTAATCCGATTGCTTCTTTCCCAAGTGAAGGTCTCGTTGTCTTTGGTCAGAAGACCTTGCAAGTTACGCCGTCCGCACTTGATCGCATCAATGTTCGACGCTTGATGATCTACATCAAGAAGGAGATTTCGCGGATTGCAGCAGGCATCCTGTTTGATCAGAACGTGCGAGCTACTTGGACGCGCTTTACCAATCAGGCTAACCCCTTGTTGGCTAGTGTTCAGTCCAGACTCGGATTGACAGAATTCAAGGTTGTTCTTGATGAGACTACGACGACCCCTGACTTGATTGACCGCAACATCATGTATGCGAAGATCTTCTTGAAGCCAGCTTATGCAATTGAATTTATTGCCATTGACTTCAATATCACGAGGACAGGAGCGTCATTCGAAGACTAAAAAAAGGGGTGATTTATTTCACCCCAACTACTTATTATAGAAAGGGAGAAAACAAATAATGGCTTTTTGGACCGATGCAACACTACAAGACCCGAAGAGAGCGTATAGATTTTTGGTCGAATTGGGTACAATGGAAAACAATGCACAGTGGTATGCGAAAAGTGTTTCAAAGCCTAGCTTTACCGTTGGCACCACCGAGCACAAGTTTTTGAACCATACCTTCTATTACCCCACCCGTACAGAGTGGGAAGAAGTGACGGTGACGTTGGTTGATCCGGTTTCTCCCGATGCAGCTAACTCCACGTTGGCTATCATGAAGGCAAGCGGATATGATCCTTCTGCAATGAGCATGGCAGATGTAGGTACGACAACCTCCAAGACGGCAGCAGTTACAGCCCTTGGCGGTGTTAAGATCATGCAGATCGACTCGCTCAGTAATCCAATTGAGACTTGGACCCTTTGGAATGCATTCATCACAGGCGCTAAATTCTCCGAATTGGCTTATGATAGTGATGACATGTCTACCATTGAATTGACTTTCCGCTATGACTGGGCATACTTGACAACGGCGGTTGCCTCTCCGGTTGGTTCTATCAGCAATGAGATCACTGCCGAGTTGGGTACGACTACTCTGGATCAGAATACCTATTTTGAGCCCGGATCGTAGTAGAGAGCACAAGAGATAAGATTTAACAGAGGTGTAAATGGCTAGAAATAATGGAGATCGTTTAGGGGCTCCATCAGTCGCAGTAACAGACTCCCCTATGACAGATGCTCCCCCCAATCCTATGTTGGCGTTTGCAACGCCCACTATGTTTGTGGATTTGCCATCAAGAGGGCGACTCTATCCCGAGTCGCATCCCCTTAATGGTTGTGAGCAATTAGAGATTCGCTTTATGACAGCGAAAGAGGAAGATATTCTAACTTCTCAGTCCCTTTTGAAAAAGGGTGTTGCGATTGATAGAATGCTTCAAAATGTTATTCTTGATCCCCGCGTGAAAGTAGACGAACTTGCAGTGGGCGACAAGAATGCTATAATTATTGCCGCTCGTATTAGCGGCTACGGCAAAGACTACGAGATAAACGTTACTTGTCCCAGTTGTGCCGCTAAGGTGGAATATAATTTCGATCTAGAGTTGGCTACCACTAACTATGGCGACGACCCCGGCGAGTACGATGTTACCCAAACAGAACAAGGGTCCTATATCATTAAGACTCCTCGTCTGGGTGCAGAAGTTGAAGTCCGCCCCATGTATGGAGTAGATGAAAAATATCTTACTCAGCTTGCCGCTAACAAGAGGCGTAAAAAGCTTCCAGAAACGACTTTGACCGATCAGCTTAAAAGGCTAATCGTTTCCGTTAACGGGAATACGGAGTCGGCATATAGAGAATCATTCATCAATCAAGCCCCGGCTTCCGAGGCTCGATACATTCGTAGGGCTTATCGACAGGTGTTGCCCAATATTGATCTAACTCAAGAGTTCACCTGCTCTTCATGCGGAGTAGAGACCGAAATGGAGGTGCCCTTGACAGCCAAATTTTTTTGGGCTCAGTGATCAATATATTGAAAGTGTATATGAGCAGTTTTTTCTGCTCAAGTACCACGGAGGGTGGAGTTTTTACGAAGCCTATAATTTACCTGTTCAGGTTCGCTACTGGTTCTTAAAGAGGCTAGAGAAGCAGCTTAAAAATGAAACAGAGCAAGTTAAAGCGGCTCAGAAAAAAGGTCGCTCTGGCGGATCATCCCCCCATGGACCGCCAAAATAGGGTCGAAGGCGAAAGCCTTCGACCTTTCTTGCATAAGGAACTATTTATATAGAGTGACCCTATAAGGAGACCGCCACATGATAAATGAAGAAAAGCTGGAACCCATTGTTATTGATTTTGCGGAGATACGGAATAGCGAACTTAATGAGTCATTCTTGGCAGCATTTGGTAACTGGGTCAAGCTGATTACGAAGAGGATGTTTGACAATCCGGGGATCAGCGTCCCGTCTGGTGGTGTCAGTGTGCGAGGAACACCCACGGAGGTGAAATCTTTCGCGAGAGCACTGGGAAACGAAAAGAAATATATTGAGGTGGCTAAGAGGCACGGACTTGATGATCCGCGTACCATCTCTAACAAGGCAAAGCTAAAAAAAGCAATAAATGCCTTTGAGCGTGAGACTGGTATAAAGTGGCCGTTCGAGTGAGGGCTTTATAAATGGCAAGAAGTAGAGACGAAATTAAGGCGCTGACCGACGCTCTTGCGGCTGAAAGACAAGAGCTTGAGGCGCTTGCCGAGCAAAGTGGGCTTACTGCTGAACAGCAACGCGATTTGATGGAGACCACTCTAAAAGAAGCCGAGGCTATGCGAGACCTCCGGCGTGCGGGTGGTGAAGTAAGTAAAAGTCTGGTTGAACTCAACGAGGACATTCGCCAAGCAAAATCTGGGCTTGACGAATATAATGAAACGATGTCTCGATCCTCGGATATAGAGAAGAAGTTTGCTGGCGCATCCAAAGACTTAGGAAAAGAATTAGCAGGACTCATCCCTGTAATTGGTGGCAACACGGATGTCTTGGGCTCCTTTGGGGGCAAGCTGGCTGCTGCCACATCTGGTGCTGAAGGCTTCGCAGGCGGCATGGGCAAAGTGCTTGGCTCTCTCAGACAAAATATATTTGGTCTTCAAGGGTGGTCAAACCTGATGCACACCGGAGAAGAATTGCTCGCTGCCTATATCACATCTAGCATTGCACTTGGTATCGAAATTCAGTCTGTTACAGCCGACTTTAATGAAGCCACCGGTATGATGGGCAAATATGATGATCAAATCTATGACCTCATGCGAGCCCAACAAGACGCGGGCGTCTCTTTTGAAGAAGCCGCTCAGGCACATCAGAGGCTGATTGCCAGCATGACTCGATTTACTGCGTTGTCGAAAACCCAGCAAGAAACATTGTCAACTACCACAGCAATCCTCAATGAGTTGGGTGTCGCAACTGACACTACAACCCAAAACTTACACATTATGACCACAAGCTTGGGCATGAACGCGATTGAGGCGGAAGAGACCACTAGACGCCTCCAGACGGCAGCACTCGCCATCGGCGTGCTACCCGAAGAGATGGCATCAGATTTTGCGGCGGCTGGTAAAGAATTTGCTTCCTTCGGAGATCAAGCAATTGAGGTCTTTCTCGATCTTAAGGAGATGGCAAAGGTAACCGGTATCGAGCTTACTAAGCTGCTGAGTATTACAGAGCAATTTACCACCTTTAGCGGGGCTGCGGACCATGTGGGGCGCCTAAACGCACTTCTTGGCGGTCCCTTCCTTAATACCATTGATATGGTCAATTTGAGCTTGGAAGACCCCGCTGCCGCGATGCTGCAAGTTCGAGACGCTGTGTTGGATGCAGGAATGTCTTTTGAGACAATGAATCCAGCCATGAGAAGGGCGGTAGCGGAAGCTGCTGGGCTTGAAAGCACCGCAGATTTGATGGCACTGATGAGCGGCGATATGGAGGCTCTAGGAATGGCTTCCAGTCAATCCGCAATGCAACTTGAAGAGCTTAAGGAAGCCACAAAGTTTACACAAACTTTCTCAGAAGAATTGGAAGCTACTAGACTTGCTTTTACAGCGAACTTAGCGCCCATTATTAATGATTACATCATCCCCCTTCTGAATTGGATGCAGGAAGTGGCTGAGACGCTGGGAACTAAAGGTACAATAGCGTTGACTATTGGCGGGGGTCTTGCAATGATCGTCGCGGGCTTTATCGGGATGCGGATGGCTATGAGTGCTATGACAGCCCCCGTGAGAACATTTTCAAAGGCTGTAACCGAGGGGATAGACTCAATGAACGAGTCGCTCACAAGAGTAGCCGAATCTTTGGAGAGAACGTCAGGTGAATCCATAGATAAAATGGGGGACGCAATCAAGGAAGTGAGCGAAAACAGCAAGAAGGCTGGTCCTTCTATCTTGGCTGTGGGTGCTGCGATCTTGATGATTGGTGGCGGGATTTACTTCGCTGCTATAGGCATGGCTCAGTTTGTCAAGGCTTTTGCTGGGCTTGGAGACGCTGCATGGGCGGCAGTAGCGGGACTTGCGGTGTTTTCTGTTGCGTTTCTTGGGTTTGTATGGATGCTTTCTGGACTTGCAGCCAGCCCTGCGACATGGGCAGGTGTCGGCGTTCTCTTGGCTATTGGCGCGGCTGTTACTGGGATTGGGTATGGAATCCAACTGGCGACAACTGGTATGGCTACGCTTATCTCATCAATCGGCGACCTAGCAGGGACAGCAGGGGAATTCGTCAAGATTGCCGAGGCTCTTGAGTCGATGAACGGCGCAAAGCTCATGATCTATACCAACGCGATGTCGCAGACAGCCGCAGTTGCCAATTCCCCTATGGGTGCAGCGGCAGCGGCAATGAATAGGGCAGCGGGAGGAGGCGGAAAAGGCGCTCCCCAAGAGGTCAAGGTGGATGTCGATGTAGCCATAGAAGGCTCACTCAGGGAGATGTTCAAGGTGTTGGATAAGCGATATGCAATGAAGAACAAGCTTACGCCACAGAAGAAGACCAACGAGCACGTCCTTTAAGCCTTGAAGGGTGAATTTTCCACTTTGAGGCTAATTACTGATGGAGGTATTGCAAGATGGCAGGTGAATTCGCCAATTGGTTAATGGGTGTCCCTAATGAGCCGAAAGAGGTAGGCGACCAAATTCACAGTGAGCAAGCTGCCTTTAGGAGCGCCGTAACACCGGGCTATTCCGATCCAGCGATTGGGTATGCCAACGCCCGAGGAGCAGCCGCTCAGCTAATGTTTCAGCATGTCCCGACAGGGAACACCGTAAGCTTTATGGCATTTCTTGAAAGCTTTTCCGACAATTATGACTCGAAGTGGAACTCAGAAGAAGTCTATGGGCGCATGGACCCCATTCAGACGTTCCGAGGAACCAGTCGGACAATGAATTTAAGTTGGACGATTCCCGCCGACAGTATTACGAGCGGATACCAAAATTTGTCAATGGTTCAGGGGCTGGTGCGCATGTTGTATCCAGTTTACACAGAAGATAATGGGGCAAACTCTATTTCTAAATCTCCTTTGATTCGTATTAAATTTGCTAACTTGGTTGCCAAGCAAGCCGGAGGCGACGTATCATCGGGGCTTCTTGGAACTCTTTCAGGGCTGAGCGTGGAGCCAGATCTGGAAGCAGGGTTTTTCGATAACCCAGTTGCTGGGACTACGAATGCAGCGAGCGATCATCCGGGGCAGGCATCTCCAACGATTGTGGGTGTGGGAGCCCAAGCCGGAAGTCTCGCCCCGAAAGTTATAAATCTGTCTTGTGAGTTTACCGTATTGCACGAACACGAGTTGGGCTTCAAGAAGGGAGCCAAACCGGGGCAATGGGATTGGCGTGGAGCCGACCCTACATATTTTCCATATCAACAGAAGACGAAAGCCAATCTGGAGGCGTATGCTCCAGATCCCATTCCTCTGGCTATCTTTGCGGATGACATCGCCGCCAATGAAGCTGCGGATGAGGCTGCGGCTGCGGAAGCCGCCCTGCGTGCAGGGGAAACGACGGAGTTCAACCAAGAAGCACTAGACGCCGTGATGAACGGCGAGGTTGAGGCAGCAGACGAAGGCGCACTGGGAGGACAACCCTAATGGGAACACGATATAACAACAGATCAATGAAAGTCAATGAAGACCCTATGTACGATAATGTCTTCAAGAAGCGGGGTGTCAAGAAAATACGTCAATATACGACGCCTGTTTTTCCCGAGATCACCCCCGAAATGAGAAATATGCTGGTGCGCGAACAACACATATGGGCAATCGGCGACTCCTACGAAAAATTGTCAGCGATGTCTTATGGTATGCCGGGATATTGGTGGGTGATCGCATGGTATAACAAGAGACCTACAGATGCCTTGGTTAATGTGGGAGATATCGTATTTATCCCTCGACCGCTAGAGACCATTTTAGAAATCTTTAGGAAGTAAGCGATGACTATTTTGGATCTGCAAAAAAAGACCAACCCTTATTCCACGGCAATGAATGGGGCTCAACAAGTCGCCGTCGATCAGGCATGGCTGATGCAGAATATAGGGGCGCTATCAGGGTGGGCTTCGGACTTTGATCACACAGCCTACAACAGTTATACAAAAATGGTTGACCTCAACGCCGGGTACGACAACTGTGCGACAATAAATAAACTTACTTGGGTGCCCGGTTCATTTGATTTTATGAAGCTCACCCCCGATAAGCTATCTTTGTTGCAGCCCATGATCCGACTGTACAAGGTTCAATACGATGAGGATGGCGAGCCCACCAGCGAAGTAGAAATGGTGTTCCCTAGCACCACTGGTACCATTGTTGGTGCTGATGGTGCGCTAAAAAACATCCTAGAAGATTCCACAGACACGGGAATAGGAATCAAATCTTTCGAATACAAGTTTATTGGTTCTAACCCCGCCACAGTTCGCAACGATATTGAAGCTAAGCTCGTTTTATATTTTCAGAACTTTTCAGAGCTTCTGAGAACACGGCACGGCAAAGCCATTAATGCAGCAGGAGAGGCATCAGATATTCAATACCGTTTTGTTGATTTTTTTGATCGGGCAGGGAGACAGAAGGCGGGCGCCCAAGACGGGACTCAATCTTCAGGCGCCTTAGCCACGCCTAGAATTGATTACGCTGATACTGAGGAGGCTTTAGATTACAAGTCGGACATACAAGACTGCGCCGACCAGCAGGCTCCCAACAGGCGTCGTTATAGGGGTCCACCAGATTTTGAGATTAAGGCTGTTCTGGGGTGGGCTTCTCAAGATGGAAACTCTAGCAAAATGCTCGACAGTGCTACGCTTGCGCTGCTGGATAATACCCAAATGGGACTCTTCTTAACTCTCGTTGATCATGATTTTCAATTTGAAGATGACGGAACCTTTACATTGGAACTCAATTATCGGGCTCGGTTAGGGGGCATTTTGGGTCACCCAGAAGCTGATGTGCTTGCTCTTGGGTCGAATGAAGGAGACTCCGGTGGTTATGTTTCTATTCATCCAGACGACGGTCGCAGAACTAATTGGTGGGCTGAGTGGAAGTCCAACAGCGGTACCGATCTTATTTTTGAGGGGACACCCTATGAAATATTACAGCAATTAAAAGCTGATTTGAAGGTGGCAGAAACTTGCTGCGATACTGAGTTCAAAACACATCTTCAGCAGATGTATGGTCGCCTTGTAGATGAAATTAGAACTTTTAAATTTCAAGCTTTTGGGAACTGGGCTGCTTCATCCAATAATCCAAGAGTAGAGCATCTTACGGTATCGAGAGACGCCTTGGATCGATATGCTCGGGGCACCAACACCAGAGAAGGTGATCCTGAGCAGAGTTGGCGATTTGGATACTCCGAGCAGCGACCTTATGGGTTGGGTGCCCCCAAGCCGGGTTCGGGCGGCGCCATGGATACTGCATTGTCGAACGATAATACGGGATTATGGTCGGGTGAAGATATGGAACAAGAGGGCGCGGACGCTCGACGGGAACAATGGGCTGACTTTGTGGAAGAGGGTCCCAATCACGAGAGAGATTGGGCGGTTTACTCTGAGATCACAATTCCTTTTGTTAGGTTGGGGCATATCATTGAGTATTTCGCCAATGTTGCGCTTCCCGACGAGGGAACCGCATCTTTGAGCCCCGATATCACACAAAAGATTCAGATTCTGCTGGGGACTATAAGGGTGAATACATGGAACGAGGGGGCTCTGGGCGCCACGGGAGGGGCGCAGATGAACTTAGGGATGCGAACCTACTTTTTGAGTGATATACCCATCGCATGGATGTCGTTTCGCAATTTTTGGAACAAACGGGTCATACAGACGCGTCGAAAAAACTACCCCCTTTTGCAATTTATGCGAGATCTTGTTTCTGATGTGATAATGAGCGCCATTAATTCCGACTATTATTGGCATGGCGGAGGTCCCGTATCTAAAAGTCAGCTACGAACCGCTTATCTTTCTTTGCCTCCCAGAGATGACGGCGCCAATCCCGTGGATTGGTGGAGGGTGAACAACTCTCCGGGGAACCGCTATCTGATTGATACGTCGGTGCTCCAAGGCGCGTTTAACGGAGAGAAATTCACGGTCACGCCCATGGCTTTTCTCAGTAGTAAGACGCCCGCATATGAGCAGTTTCACTATTTGGTGATTACAGTGGAAGATGGCAGTATGGGGGCATTTAGAAAGGATCGGATACCTGCCGAGATGACGCGGCGCCAATGGAACCAAATAATGAACATACATCATTTTGGTTTCGGTGAGGATCGAGGTGTTTTAAAAACTGCCAAGTTTTCAAAAACTACGCAACCATTTTTGAGAGAAGCTCGCTACTTGGAAGACGGCTATAATCCTTTTCAGCAGCTTTCTAACGTATACGATGTAGAACTCGACCTTGTGGGTGCCCCTTTCTTTTATCCCGGTCAATACATATGGATCAGTCCCTACGGGCTTAGCAAATCCAGTGAGTACCCCCTTGGCTCTCCAGATGAGGCACCTCCGACTGATAATCCGGTGGGGGGCAGTTACGCTAACTTGATGGGTCTTGGAGGATATCACATCATTATTGATGTAGGTGGCTACTTAGAGGATGGGCAGTACGAAATGAAAATAAACGCTCGCTATGATAATAGCGGAGCCAACTCCGGCGAACGCGAAGGCTTCGGGTCCCAAGATACTAACAGATGTGAAGACGAGGAGAGCTAAACAGTGCCAGATACTTTTTTTGCGACAAATGATATGTCATCTGCGGCTGATCTTTTTTACGAGAGAAGTAAATATAAGGCTTTGGCATTTGCTGAATCTGGGAGCCCTGCCATTAAAGACTTCTGGGATCACGAGCTTATCTTTTATGGAAGAGTTGACGCGCAAGGGAGCATTGTGGTCCCTCGCAAGGAAAAGATTCGCGCCCTTCCCGGCGGACGCACAAAGTCATTGTTTGCGTTAGACTTTGTGGTGGATGCTTTCAAGGACCTCAAGAAAAATGTATACGCTCTTCAACGTGAGGGCTGTCTCGCCACCGAGAATCCTGATGGTACGATAGAATTGTATCTGGCTTCATTTGAGCCAGTGAGAGCCTATAAAAGCCCGATGAAAGGTTACAATTCTCAGCTAAAACGCATTTATAATAGCTTTCTCGACCTCTACATGAAGGGGGAAAATCAATATACAGAGGTGATGAACTTTGAGGAATTTCGTCAAGCATTCCAATATTTTGTAAAGCACTACCTTCATGGAATGCCTTTCAACTTTTCTTCCTTGGTCATCAGCCCATTTAACTCCGTTCTGGGCACAGGGCTCGCTATAGATATTGCCGAACTAGATGCGGGAGAGGATCCCGTGAAAGAGGAGAAGTTCTTGGATAATTCGCGACTCAAGCTGTATCAGAACTTGGCTCAGGAATATGGATTCTATATTGACAAGAATGTCCCATGGCGCTTGGTGGCGGATTTGGGGTCGGCTACGTTGAAGCCTTACATTATGGGGAGATATCCTGAGATGTCTGGCATTGATAGCATTTTTGAGGAATACTATGAGACTGCAACGAGTCAAGATTTTACTTTAATGCGCTCCCAACTGATACGGTTTTACAACCATTTCGTAACCAGTCGCCCTCATGAGATGGTTCCCCAACGCGAATGTTCAGCGAAGTTTAAAACCATTTATCGAGAGCCAGCGGTCACACAGGCGTCATTGGCAGAGTCTTACTCGGATGCGGATTGGATGGAGATGTATGCAGAATTCAGAAACTTAGAAAGTCCCATCACCTACCCGCCCAACGTCGTCACACAAATCATAAAAAATGCAAAAGATTTGACGAATAAGGTTGACACGGCGAAAGCAATCGATTATATTGATTACAAGTTCAAGGGGCTTACTGCTTCTCCCGGTTCAACCGGCTATGATAGTCTGTCTAGCTACATGGCGTCAGGAGATTATTCTGTCGAAGAGAAGAAAGAGATCATTCAGTTTACAGCACAATCAGAGAATACTGTAATTTATTGAGGTGTAAGTGTTATTTCAAACGCTCGACAACAAGCAAGAATGCGTGGGAGTCTATCATGATGGAGTATTACTTTTTGGCGAGGATGGAATCGCAAAGGTGGCTGGTGGAACACACACATGGTCATACGCTCCCTACTTGGAAAGAAGCGAGGCTGAGTATGCTTATTTGTATTGCGGGATTGGGCTGGACATGGTTTGCCCTGAGCACCTTCGTGCCGACTGGGAATTTGTAAATTCTAAGCTCCAAGCATTTGTGAGATCGTTCGTCGAGGCTAAAGTATCTCTGGATGATAATTGTTTCTTTGACCTCGTTCCAGAATCCTTTCTCAAGGACTACTGCTATATGAAGGATCAGATTTGTAAGTTTGTGTTCGAGAATTATGAGAGACCCGCGAACTATGACCACTTGTTGGCAACCAGTAAGTTGCTCCATAAGCTGGCTTTCCAAAAGCTCAACCTGAACTGGTCGAACATGCGAAGTCAGATTCATCGACAGTCAATTCGAAAGCAAATCAGAAATCTCAGGAAGGTATCCCCATATTGCAAGTATAACTTGTTTGGGACCAAGACAGGAAGGCTCACGACAAAAAAGAATAGCTTTCCTATTTTGACCCTTGCCAAAGAAATGCGCCCCGTTATCCAGCCTCAAAGGGATTTTTTCGTCAGTTTTGACTTCAACGGCGCAGAATTGAGAACTTTGCTTGCTTTGGGAGGGTCTGAGCAGCCCCTAGAGGACATTCATGAGTGGAACAGGGTGAACGTATACCGTGAAAATGGAAGCCGAGAAGAGGCTAAAAAACGCCTTTTTTCTTGGCTCTATAATCCGGGTTCTAAGGACCAAATGGCGAACAAATTCTATGATCGAGACAGTTTGGTCAAAAAGCACTGGGATGGTGCTTACGTCAACACCCCGTATGGTCGAAAGATCGAAGTCGATAAGCGAAAGGCTCTCAACTATCTGATTCAGAGCACAACTTCTGATATGGTTTTGGAACAGGCTGTAAAGTTGGATCAATTCTTGGAAGGCTACAAGTCACGAATTGCTTTTATCATCCATGATGAGGTGGTCTTGGATATGGACAAGGATGAATCCCACCTTCTGCCCCAGATGGAAGAAATCTTTGCAGACACTCGATTCGGAACTTACATGGTTGGCTCGAAAGAAGGTTCCGATTACGGTGTTGCAGCCTAATTATAGACGGGAGAGATATTATGGAATACACGCAAGCATGGCAACGCTTTATCAATGAGGGCGGTGTCAAGTCTACCAAAACAGACGCCCGTCTTACCCCACAGTTGGTGGTTCAGGCAATAGACGTATATAAGAGGGTGTTGGCAGACTTTAATCGCTGGCTGGAACGAGAGAATCAAGCGCCCGTCCGCCCTGTTCGTCCAGTTGGATCTGTAACATATGCCCAGCGTGATTTGCAAGATGGTACCGATGTGATTTATGGCGATGTGGACTATTTGGTTGAATTTCCACCACCACCATCCGCAGGAGAAGAATATACGGAGGCGAGAAAAGAAGAGAATGCGATGAAGCGCAAGTACCGAAAGCTTTTCACGGCATTTCTAAATTCTGATATGGTAACCCCAGAAGTTGACATTTACGAGACGATGGCAGAAAACTCCGATCCGTTTATGGTCATTTTGGAGGCACATCCCGGCATTCTGGTGCAGGTCGATACAGTCATCACCTTTCCTGATTATGCTGACTGGCTCTCTACACGCTATACGCCAGAGCGAGGGCTCAAAGGGTATACGATTGGGAAACTTTATAAAGCGCTGGGGGACATGTTCCCTCTGACCATCGGAACGGAAGGTGTCATCGCTCGCAAGAAAGATGGACATTTAGTGACCGGAAAGCTAAGGAAAGGTGTCGAGCTAGAGATTGTAAGCAAGAGCCCTAGAACATTCTTGCTTGATATTGTCGATTATGTGATCGAGGAAGACAATCCAGAGATCCATCCCGACCTCCAAAAGCACGGAGGCATGACAGGTGAGATAACCCTCCGCAAGCTGGCACAAGGTATCCGAGCACTGGGCTTAACGCTTGAGCTTAACGAGTATATGCGTGCTTCTGACTTTATTTCCAAAGTCCTCATGAATTATGAAGAGGGCTTAGAGGAACACAGGTCGAGAACCACAAAAAGGATAGAAAATAAAATTTCTCAGTTGCAAGATTCTTCACAACGTGCTAAGTTAGAGAAGAAGATAAAGGAAATAGACGAAATCAATGCGAAAGCGTTGGAGGCAGTCGCTCCAGAATTGAGGGTTTAATGAACATTGTTGGACTGGGTAGCGCAGGCTGTGCAATTGCTGAAGCACTGAGCAAATATCCCCAATACAATATTTATAAGATTGATGCTGTTGCTACGAGCGACTTTGATTTCGCAAATGCTTACGAGGATCCCGCTGGGACTAATTTCTTTGGCATTGAGGAAAAGCAACACCCCGAAGAGTATGAAGCCGAGATACGGGGATTGAAAACTTTCTTTCAAGGGATTGACGGTGAGGTGGTCTTCATCCTGTCAGGGGGAGCCAAGATCGCCGGAGCCTCTTTGGTCATTTTGCAGCATTTGAAGCATTGCAAGGTTACAGTCCTGTATGTCAAGCCAAACTGTGACACACTGGAAGATGTGAAGGTGAGAATGCACAATGTCTGCTTCGGGGTTCTTCAGGAATATGCAAGATCTGCTGTATTTGAGCGCCTTATCATTGTGGACAATAACGTAGTCGAGAGTATCTTGGGAGAGGTTCCCATTATCGGCTATTACGACAAACTTAATGAACTTATTGTGTGGATTTTCCACATGCTCAATGTTCTCAAGAATTCTAAACCTGTGATGGGGAAAATTAACGAAACCAAAGTAACATCACGCCTGACCAGCATTGGCACCGTGGATTTTGATAGTGGTGAGGAAAAAATGTTTTTTTCCCTTGACAACATCCGAGAAAAGGGTTATTTTTATCTCTTAAGGAAGGAAGATTTGACATCAAGTGGCAGCTTGCTGAAGAAGATAACTGAGCAGGTTAAAAGCTTGGAGGAAGAAGGAGCTAGATCTTCATACGCAATTTATTCTTCCGAATACGATCAGAATTATGTTTTCTGTATGACTCACACACCACATATCCAAGGGGGTAATTAATGACAGGCTATCAAGCAACATTCATGAAGAAGGACGGCTCAGCGCGAGAAATTCGTTTTGTCCGTACCGACGACATGCCAGAAAATGTACTGGCTAAACACATTAAAGGTACCGGCAAGAAACGAACTCTTAAAGAGGGAAACGAGCTTGTTTGGGACATTGACAATGGGGGCTTTCGGGTCTTCAATTGGGACACGGTTCAGGGCGAAGTAAAAAAGTTTGATTATTTTCTTGACAACCCTGAGAAAGCGTGATACATTGATTAACAGCAGAAGGGAAGATTTGCCTTTCTGACTTTAACACCAATAGGAGAAAAAATGGGTATCAATCTAGAAAAGATGCGAGCAAAACTCGCAGCATTACAAAACAAGGGTGGCAACAACAATTTTTGGAAGCCGCAGGATGGGGAGCAGACGATTCGTATCGTCCCAACCGCTGATGGCGATCCTTTCAAGGATTACTGGTTCCACTATAACTTAGGGAAGAATAACGGCTTCCTGAGCCCGAAGAAGAACTTCGGGGAAAGCGATCCTCTGGATGAGTTCATTCGCAACCTCTTCAACGAGGGAACGGAAGATAGCATCAAGATGGCTAAGAACCTTATGGCGCGGCAACGTTTCTTTGCTCCCGTCTTGGTTCGCGGCGAGGAAGACAAGGGTGTCCGTATCTGGGGCTTCGGCAAGATGGCTTATCAACAGCTTCTTGAACTGGTCCTGAATCCCGATTACGGTGATATTACGGACACTGAGGAAGGCACTGACCTTACTATCAAGTATGGTAAGCCTCCCGGCGCGGCTTTCCCGCAAACCACAATCACACCACGTCGGCGTACTTCGCCACTCTGCGACGATGCAGTAGGCGGTCCCGATAAGTGTGCCGAGCTTCTCGAAAGCATCCCTGAATTCGAGACACTCTTTGAACGTAAGACCCCCGAAGAGGTGGGTGCTATGCTCGACGAGTGGCTAGAGGGCGATGCTGGAGCCGAAGACGGTAAGGAGACGACAAAGTATTCAACAACTGAGACTGATCAGGTGAAGGCTGCTTTCGACGATCTTCTGAGCGCGAGTGCGTAATGTCGCGTTTTCGCCCGTAAGAGCCTAATTATTATGGCTCAAGTGGACCCCGCAGATCAGAGTGGGGGGGCGCGTATTGCTTCTCGGTTAGAGCGATGCGTCCGAAATTATAACCGACGCGCAGGTTGGGGCATGGCGTCACAGATGCCCCTCGTTTTAAAATAAAGGAAACAAAAAAATGTTTAGCATGATTAATCGTGATCACGTCTTTGGCGCGATCTTTGGAGTGGGAGTTGTTATCTGCCTGTCGTTTATGACTGGCTGTGGCGACGAGAAGGACGGGGAGACTGCTGATACGGCAGTTGACTCTACTACTACTGAAACCACGACTACTACGACCACTACCGGCACCACCACTGG